TTCACCAATTTTTTTTAAATGATCCATACAGCACGCTCCAAGCCAATGTTCTCCGTCTTGTTTTAAAAACGGGCCTGCTGGACGCTTACAATAAGCGCATAGAGCAGGCCTTCTTTTACCATCAAAATTAAAATGGTGCTTCATCGTCAGTAGTAGATCCTACTGCTGCTAAGTCTGCCTCTGATGGGCCAGCTTGTATTGGCTTCTCACTAACAACCTTTGGCTTTGCATTAGTTGATTGCCAAGTCTCACCAAACTTTTCATCGATTTCAAGATATCCTGTATCGCCTTTTATTAGTTCAGCAGATACACTTTTACCCATAAATGCAGTAGAAGTATCTTTTGGTGGTTCTTTAATACCCATAGCTTGCGCCATAAGTAGCATTGACTTAATGCCTTTATCAACCACAGCAGCGTTGTTATGCGCAACAGAAAAGACATGACTAATTCTTATACCAGAATCACCCACTTCAAAATACATCTTGCACCCGCGCCATCCGTTCTTACCTTCTATCAACGCCTCTTCTTCACCTTGCCAATGCAAAACATGTCTGCCTGGCTCTACTTGTCCTCTGCCTTCACCGACAGTATTTACATCATAATTTGTTAAATCCATTATTTACTCCTTTTTTAAATCCAACATTTATATTCAACGCAATCATCCTCTTCAGACCCGCAGTAGTTACAATAACCGTCTGTATACTGTGGATCTTCACCAGGATCATACTCGTTGTACTCTAATAGCAATATCTCGTTCATCTCAACATCTGCTCTCTGATTTCTTTCCAATCAAAAGGCATCTCATTATCCAGACCAAACCTGTTCTTAGCTTGGAAGCCAGGTGTTTCTTGAGTGAAGATAGTTCTATCACCTTGTTTTAGTTTAGTAGTCATACCACCGCCTTTGCCTTTTACTTGGATAGTACCTATCTTGTAATTAGCAAAAAATACAGCGTCGCTGTGTTCTATGACTAGATCAGCTGCTTTTCTGTGCAACTTAATTTGATGTCTATCATGTGGTTCACTTGATGGATCTTCATACCTTCTAACTTCATTGTGTGCAATTTGTAAGATAGTAAAACCCTTATCTCTTAATTGGTTTAATAAAGCTAGGTACTCCTTCCATATCTCTATACATGCGCTGTAACCTTTACCGTATGCTGGTGCAGATATATCTGGCCAACCATTCTTTTCACAGACATGCTCGTGCATTAATGTTTCTAACCAATCCAAACTATCTACTACAACAGTTTTAAATTCTGATTCGTCATCAATTAATGCTTTAAGATTACCAACAAACTCGTTATAAGATTTAGCCACAGGAAAATGCGGACACTCTATCTTACCGATACCATCTTCAGCTTGTACTATAATTGGTTTATTCATAGTTGCGCCAAAGGTTGTTTTACCAATACCACCAGGTCCATAGATAACCATGATTGGTGGTTTTAGTTTTGCTTTCTGTCTTATATTAGCTAGACTCACTCAGCCACCTCTATTACAGGTTCGCTTTCAAGTGACTCTTTAAGCCTTCTTGAATACTCAGCTCTTAATATGTCAAGCTTCTCTACTTCAAAATTAGCATTACCAACAAATTCATTCTTTTGTTTTTCTAGTACTGCTAGTTTGTTATAAAGCAAACCTTGCTCATCATTAAGGTCGTTAAGGTTGTATTCCTTACCGCCCTCTTCAAAGCTAAAAGTATTTACTTCATTATTTTCTTCTACCATTTTAGTCTCCCTTTTGGTTTTGTTTATAAGTATCACATACGTCTTTAGCATTACACCAACGGCATCCGTCTTTACTATAGTTATATGTGGGTATTTCTTCAAAGCAAGCATCAGCTGCTGGCTTTAAAGTTTCATAAGCCCAATCAACTAAATTAATAGCTGATATGGAATATGATCTGATAGGACCATCTCTATGCCAACCTCTTGGTTGTACGATAGTCATTTGAACTGTGCAGTCATCACCGTATCTAGTCAATGCACCTAACGCATAGATACGCATCTGTGGGTTGTCTGCTTCAACCGCCCACTTACCTGTCTTTAAATCTATTATTTCTATGGTGTCTTTACCAATAAGAATAGCATCTGCTGTTCCCCATAGATCTGTATGTATCTCTGGCATGTTTACCCTCTCTTCAATCAAAGGTCTTTTAATATCTAGTTCTTGCACTCTTTTGTCTATGTACTCTACATAAGTATTAGCGCAGTCAATCATCTCTTGATCTACTGTAATGTCAAAGTCTTCTACATGATGCGTAGTGCCTAAGTAATACTCTTCTATGGTTAGGTTATTAAGTCTACCTTTTAATAGTGTCTCTACCATTTCGTGAATCAATGTACCAGTAGCAGCGGGTATGCCTACCTTGTATTCTACATCCATGCTTGCAAGTAATTGTGGCATACCTGGACATGCCATCCATATCTTTGCAGCTGATGGACTTAACTTAGCGTGTGCCATGGACGGAAATGTAAGAGTCTTGTTCCATTCTCTTCACATCATCAAGATCGTATTTAATCTTGCCACCAATCTTAAAGTAGTTTGGTCCTTGACCTCTGTACCTTCTATTATCAATTGTTTTCTTGCTGACTCCCCATCTCTCTGCTAGTTCGTCAACTTCTATGGTATTTGATATGTCAAAATTCTTTTCTGATATTTCCATAAATTTCCCTTTTATTTATATTTTTGTTTATAATATACCAATATTACTAATTTACAAGTAGTATAATAATAAAAAAGTGGAGAAATTTTATGAATAAAACTGTATATGCACACATGAATATAGGAAATGAAAAGGACTGGGATCAAGCAATAGACAAGCTTGCAACCAATAATCAAGTAGCTGGTACACATTATAAGTCAGCCAGAATACAACCCATTGACTATATCTATGCTAACAACCTGTCTTATAACTTAGGTAGTTGTCTTAAATACATAACTAGAACTAAAGGTGATAAGAAAGATAGAGTAACTGATCTAATGAAGGCTAAACACTTTATAGATTTAGAACTACAGATGGTCCATGGCGTAGATTCTGATGGTAACGATATAGGTAAATATTCAGTAGAGGTTTCTCTGGATTAAGAGGTAACTATGAATTTTGATGCGTTTGACGATCCAATTCTTAAAGAAAGAAACGGAAGAAAACCTATCTATGTAAACAAACATCTTGCTAGAAAGTTTAGAGATTTTTGTAAAATGGAACAGAAAGAACCACATGATGTGGCTGAGTATCTAATATCTTTAGGTATGAACTCTGTAACACATTATAAAGATCCTACTGTGTCTGTTGACATTGAAGCTCTTTAAATAGGTTTTCTACATTTTTTAGCGAGTCAATCGCTTGGATATCTTTGTCTTCAACAGATATCTGCTTACTACCATCTGGAAAGAAAAACATTACCTTTTGACAATTTAATGCAACCAAGGCATACACATCTATATCACCTTTATTATAAAACCTGGTCTTAGAGTGAGATCCACATCTAAGATCAAACCTCCAACTCTTTCTAGCTTTCTCTATTTGCTTCTGTGTTTTGACTTGGCACTTGTAAAGAGTCTGGCCAACCTCAAAGACGATGTCGGCTTTAGAACCATGTGGCATCACAGTAACAGTATCAGAAAGGGTAGAAAGCACCGAGGCTACTAAATATTCTCCAGATCGGCCAACTCTTTCTGTTTGGCGCGCCATGAGGTTATTGGGTTTGCCTTTTTAATCGTTCAGGTATTTTTGATTGCGCTTCGTATTCTACAAACTCATCGGCTAATAAATTTATTCTTACCTCTGCTTCTTTTTCTAATTTATTAACTTCATCCTGATCTCCTCTCAGATCAGCTTCTCTTATTTTTTTTCTGTAATAACTTTGTAAATCTAATATTTCTTTATTTTTAAAATATAAATTAGTGTCTCTTGCTTGCTCTGGATCTACTGGATATACGTTTTGACCTACCAATCTCCACCATGCTTGTGGTTTTGTTATAGTTGGATCTCCATAATAGTTTGGTTCTTTTGTAACAGCTTCATACATTTTTCCAGCGAAGCCTTGGTCAGTAAGCCATGTAGGCGCTAACAATCTTGCTGAGTAATTTAACATATCAGCAGCTTGGTCAACTGGCTTTCCTGATGTATCAACTATATCTCTGTTTGTAAAAGGATCTTTGTTTGTTGTAATTGCTGTTGCTAAATTTAAACCAGGACCACCCCACAAACCAATGACATCATCTGTAGCTTCTCCTAACTCTCCAGATGCTAGTTTGTTTCCTATTCCAGTATAAAAACCCCACGGCATACTATAGGAGTAATCATAAAACTGCCATCTTCCTTCATCATCTTTATATGGTAAAACTAATGCGCTACCGCCATCTCTCAAATAATTTGGCAAAGTTTCTTTTAAAGTCTCTAAATCTTCTTGCGTCATGTCTTGGTTTTGTTTTTTCCAAGCAGTAGCAGCTATAGCTGGTATAGCCATGTATTTCACATATCTTTCTGGATGTCTTATAAATGTTTCTAATAAAAATGGAGCAACTTTGTATTGAAATGTAGCAAAAGGTAAGCCAAAAGGGCTTTGTCTAGCCTGTTTTAATCTTGGAGGCACTAAAGAATAATCAAATAATGTTTTCTGCGCATTGTAAACCGCTGTTTCGGCATTTTTACCAGCCTCCATATCGTCTATAATTTTTACAAGCTTACCAAATGTTTCAATAAACCCATAAGAATCTCCTGCAAAATTAAGAATACCAGAAGTAATACGATCTGCTTGATCCATCCAGTTTTTTGTTTTTTGTGCTTTGACAATTTTATACATTCTGTTTATTTGCACCATTTCTTGTTTGCTAAAAGTTGTAGATGCAATGCCTCTTTCTTTAGCTATTTTGTAATACTTACCATTAGTAACAATCTCTTTTAATGCTTGCGCCATCCTTGAAGGCATCCTTGTATATGAAACCCCAGATAAATTTAAAAGCACTAAATTAGAAATAAAATTTCTTGCAACTGATGGTGGGTTTAATGGAACTTTTAATGTTTTCCAGATTTTTGTGAACTCTCTTCCTTTCCTACTGAAATTATCTACCATGTCTGTAGCAGCTTGCGTAGCACTAATAAGGTCATCATATATTTCTGTTCTGATATATGCTCCTCTTAGTTCTCCATATTTTTTCTGATCTGGTATTTGTTTAAATTTATTTTTATCAATTTTTGCTATTCTTTCTCCAGCTGTAGCAATTGATTCTTTTAAATCATCTACTATTTGCATAGCTTTTTTTGGATTATTTCTTAACCCATCAGCGACTTCTTGGGTTATTCTATCTGCTTCTGACTTAGCGTAAAAAACGCCTATGTTTTTTCCTCTAAATGGAACTAAAGTATCTTGTACAGCCCAATTAGGATTTTGAGATATTTCTTTAAAGAACCCAAGTTTTACTACATCACTTATAGGATCTTCTATTGCTTTAGCAGCTAACAAACCAACGTCTTCAATTTCTCCTAAAAATTCTCTTGTAGCTTTGTCAAGGTCTTTTCTTTGTTTAAGATAACCCATTGATCCACTATTTTTATTAAAATATTTTAAAAACAGTCTTGGTAAATATGTTCCATAATTTTCTTCCATTACTTCTTTTGTAAGTAAATTATTTTCTTCTAGTATTTCTGAGACTGTATCTATCCCTCTCCTTAAATCTATTGCGCTGTCTTTTAAATTTTCTGGAACATCATCTAAAATTCTGTTACCAGTTAAAAATTCATAAACTGGTTTGTTTTGTTCTGGAGTTAATTTATTAAATGTTTTAAAAACATTTTTTGCTAATTCACCTGTGCGATCTATTTTGCCCATGTACAACCCTTTTGTACCGAGATATGTTAATTGATCTGGCAAGTCTCCTAAAGTAGATAAACGTAAAGTTTTGGCTTGTATTTTATTTAAAATATTATTGCTTAAATTTTTATAAACATTTCCAATGTAAGGTATTTTTCCTACAATTCCAAAATCTTTATCTGCAATTACATTAACAGGCTTTGTTGGTTTTACAATCTCTTGTATTTCTTCAGTTATTTTAGGAGATACTACCTGTGCCTCTTCGATAACATCTTGTGTTGTTTTTATTACAGATTCTGTTTCTGGTATAGCCTTTTTTAATAAGTCTGCTTCTTTTTCTGGAGCTGGTAATGATAAGATTGGATCTGTTTTTTTAGTTCTTTTTGCAATAGCATCACCTATCACCCCCAAAGTACCGCCAAAAGCTCCACCGAAAACTGTACCTATACCTGACGCTTGGGCTATGCTTTTAGGATTGTATTCTTTCTGTGCCTCCGCTCTTATTCTTGCTCTTTGTCTAGCAACATCATAAGCACCACCATAAGCACCGCCTTCAGCAGATCCAATTAAAGCATATCTACCTGGTTTACTAGTAACTAATGATTTTGTAATACTTTCTTTCAGTTGTTTTTTTGCAAGTTGTTTTGCTCCTGTGGATGCTAGTTTGCCTGCACCAAATCCTACATAGGTTGTTGGGCTTTCTAATGGGTTTAGTATATTTTTAAAAGCCCTACCAGCTCCTGCTAAACTTGGCGCTTTAGCATCATACATATCCATTATATTTACGAAAGCTTGCTTTTGATTGTCTGTAGCATTACCTATGGCTTGACCCTCTCTTACCAAATCAACATCACTAAAGGCAAGTCCTCCTCCATACTTTAAACCAAATTCAGCATATCCCTCATTGCTTAAAGTAGGTATTTCTTTGTTTGGATTTTTCCTTTGCCAGTCCCACTCATAAATAGTTTTTGATGCGTCAATCCAGTTTTTATCTTTCTTTATTTTTTCTTCAGTAAGTTTTTCTGGTTCTTTAACCTGTATAGAACTATTCTTTTGTTGTGTAGTTGGTTTTGTTTCTAATGGTTGTATCTCTGGCTCAGATACTTGTTGTGACTGCACCAATTTTAAAAGATCTTCTCTGCTTGGTTGTACGTCAGATGTTACGCTATATTTTTTTCCATCTATTTCAAAAGTATATTTTGGCATTTAACATTTATGGTTATAACTTACCCAAATCAACAACCTCTTCATCTTCTACTGTTATTGGAGGATATATAAGTTCGTAAGCACTTTCTGCCATTGTCCTTAATTTTTCATCTGTATATAAAGGCCTACCCACACTAGTTTTCATAGTTCTCATTTGCTTCATATAATCTTTAATAAAGTCTGTTTTTGAACCAGAGAATAAATTAGAACTAACGCCTAAAATACTTGCGTCTTGTTGAAATTGTTTTTCTGTGTAATTTTCATTATAAGATGGTGATTTGGGATTGAGTTGTTCTCTCAATGTAGCTAATTGATTTAATTTTTGTATGTCCGCTGGAACAGGTTTTGAACTTAATTCTGTTTGTGCGTAAGTCTGTCTTGCTTGATCAACACCAACTATGTCTGCTAACCCTTCATAAACAGTACCCTTTACAGCATCAAGAAATTTTTTATTTGCTTGCGCCTGCATTTCAGCTTGTTTGTCAGCTTTTCTTTGCTCAAAAGCATATTCCACCCCAAGAATTTTAGCCATATTTTTATATTTAGGATCTTTAAAAAATCCCTCTTGTAATTCTTGCATTTCAGCCTGTTGCGCTTGCGCTTGCCTCGCTTCCTGTCTTCGTACAATACCAGCATCCGCATCTTGGCCTGCAAAAGCTTGTCCCACTCTCATTAATGTTTCAGATATACCAGCGCCTCTAGCCTTTCTTCTTTCTGCTTCGTATTCATCTACTTGCTGTTGAGTCATTCCTCGTAATTGCTCTTGCGGTAATACATCAAAACCACCACGCTCTGCCATTCTGTTGCCGTATCTAGTAAACCTAGGAACTTCTGCTTGAGGCCTTTCTATTTGCATTTGTTGCAAACTTTCCAATAATTTTTCTTCTGGAGTTTTTACTTTTTGTTCTGTAAATGTGGGTAAATTTAATATTGCCATAATTTTATGTTAACGCTCCTATTTCTCCAGTACCATACAAAAATTTACCAAGATCTTCTAAGCTTGCTGCTTTGTAAGATTCTGTACCAGTACTACCCATAAGCTTTGGCATCATGCCTAAACCTTGGCCAAGTAATCCTAACTGATATGCTGGGTATTGTTGTTGTCTCATAAAC